AGCTCAACCGCGAAATCTTCGGGCATATTTGCCAGTGAATCGCGGGCATTCCAACCGCGCACAGGCGCAGGAATACTGACGCTTTGCGATGTTTTGACTCTCTGAGCGTTGTTATTAAGCGGTTCTAGCATTTTTAGATGGGGCGCGAGTCGCTGCGGGGCGCATTAACGCCTGCTGCATTGTTGTGGTTTGTGGATAATTTTTGCTTGGATCGTAGTTGATTATAGATATATTCGGCGCGATTTGTACGCGGGGCGGCGCGACATAAGGCTTCGCAGGGTTCATAGTTCGATTGATCGGCGCAATCGGGGCAATCGGGGCGGTATTTATTGGGCTTGCGGTAGAGCTGTAGCTAGAATTTTGATTGAGATTCGTGTCGACATACGAATCAGCGTAATCAGCGGAGGTAGGTGGCGCAGCGGGGTAGGATGTTACTGGAATATTCGGGGTTACTCGCTTGTGGTATTTTTTGGCTTTCTTGATGGTGTTGGCTGCTTTCAGGATCCTAATGTCATAGTCTTCATTTGCATTATTCCAGAGAAACCCTGACTTCCCTCCAGCATTTACCATGTCCCAAAAACTACCGCCCCGGACTCCAGAGCTAACTATTGCGCCACCGGCCTTTAAGTAAGGATTAGCCATGAGTTGGCCGGCTATTGTCATGCCGGTCCCCAGTGCATCACCGAAGCCGAAAGGTTTAACGCGTTGGTTCTTTTCTTGCTTGATCCGCTGATAGTTATCATAAACGGCAGCTTTTTGCTCGGGAGAAATATCCGCTAAGTCTTCCGCGTTTTTGATACTAGATAAGTCGAGACTAGCGGATCTAAAAGCTGCTTGATAATCCCTATCGTTTTGAAAGCCACGCAGGGTTGTTTTGTATTGAGCCAGTTGTTTATTGTGATCTATGATCGCTCGCTGACGCGGGTCTAGGTTGCCTATTGCATACGCCGGAGGTGTGAAAGCACCCGCACCGCCGCCATAGAGATGCTCTTGCACATCGGTGAGGCCACTGTCTAATGGCTGCAACCATTGCGATGCGATGGTGCGATCAAAGGCAGTCGCAAGGCCGTTACCGCTATCCGCGATTCCGCTGCCAACTTCGGACGGATCGAATCGATTGTACTGACCAGGGTTTAATACTCGCGGGTCGTTAGGATTGTAGTACGGATTCACCCAATTCTTTGAAGCCGCAATATCGCCCCAGTAATTCTCGGGTATATCTGCCCCTCCAGAATCCAGAAACGCTTGGTTCGCTGCGATTTCGTCTCGTCTGCGCTGCGCTGAAAGTGCTGGCTGCGCTGCGAGTTGTTTTGCATACGCCACGTTGTGCGCATTGCGAGCATCCATGCTTTTCTGCTGCTCAGGAGAGGGAACGTAGGATGCTGCGGACAGGTTTCCCATGCTAAAACTCTTGTTGGTACTTAAGCATCAGGGCTTGTAACATCGGAGTCCAGTCAGCAGTAATTATATTCCCCGCTATGTCAGTCTCCCCGCTGATGCTTAGTGCTTTAGGATCTGATATTGGAATATTGGCTCTGAGACTTCCCCCAGCGCCCTCTATCCCTGCGTTGACAGCTTGTGGCCCCGTCATACCAACTTCAACATTGGCGTGCCCAGACACCCCGCCTCGTTCGCCCTCAAGCCCCAGGATAACTCTGCCGTCGTAGCCAAGCGTCGGGCTTAGACTCGCGTCGCTCCCGAGCGGAATATTATTACTTGGGCGGGCGTTTTGATCATTGCCCTGCTCATTATCTCTATAATATTGAGCAAGTACTTCTTCGTACAATTCCTCTTGAGTTGGCATTACGCCCAACTCCCTTCGGGGATATAGACACCGCGCCTCGGGGCATAGCCCGTCATATCAAGCATGGGCCTACCGCCAGCGCGGGACGTTTCCATCGCTAGTTTCTGCTCGTAGCTTCGATAGTCTTCGGAGTAATCAAGGCCGTTCTTTTTCTTAAATCGCCAGATGATGCCCATTTCCATCAAGTGTTCATCGAGGACACCGACATCGGTATCTGCTGTCCATTTCGACTGATTCGCGCCTGCGGCGGACTGGCAAAAGTAGGTGGATTGGTATTCGAACACCCAGGTATTACCGGCAGATGGGGCGGGATAAGCATATAGTTTTCCGCCAAATATTCGGTAACTTGCATATGGCCCCGTCGCAGTCATCGCTTTCAGTGCTTGCCATTCAATGGGGGAGAGCGGGCCACGCACGGGTTCGGTGAGTGTTCGATCCCAGAATGTCGAGCTCGTGATGTAGCTGAAGCCAGGGGCGAGAGTTGTCATAACACCTTGCAATTCAGCGGCCAGCGAAGTGTGCGTGACTTCGAGTTGTGTGGCAGGCCACGAAAATCTGTCTAACAACTCCCGCCCTTCCGTATTAGCCATTGCTTGGAGCGTGATTATGTTTTGATCTATCGAGCCAATCACAGCTCCTGGCGATGGCAACCCAATGGAGTCACACGAATTTTGGACTATTGTCAGAAGTGTCATGCTGCCTCTTTTCTCGGCCTACCGCGTTTCGGGGATCGAGATTCCAAGTCCCCCTGCAATTCCAAGATTTGATCTTTCTGCGTGTCCAGCAGCGTTTTCATGTCAGCCATTTGCATACGCAGAGCGGAAATTTCTTCTGCTGCTTTATTCGTTTCGGCGTTTTCTAAGTAGATTTTGGCTTTCTGGACGAGCGACACACTGCCCATGCCGAGCCGTCTGATCGTATCAGCATTGGCTTCGCCTAAGTCTTCGACTGTTCGAACACCAGCTTCTTGGCATGTTTTAAGTTGAGCAGGTGTAACACCGGGCCAATTCTTAATATCGAGGCCGTTCGCTGGGATCGCTAAACCAGCTTTCCAGGCTTCATAGGCGTCGATGTAATACGGTACTGGGCCTTGCCGTCGATTATCACCAAAACGCCACTCGTCGAGCTGCTTTTCAGTAATAAATTTCTGTACGACATTCGTGCCTTGGCATCCGATCGGGGTGAGATGTGCTATTTCAACATCTTTGTAGACAGGCATTCCCTGCTCTATCGACGCATCCCGATCTTCCACCGCGTCCAACTCAAATTCGATATAGCAAGGCCGTTTTTCGTTATCACTCGGCAGGATGTCAACCATAAATGTCTCCAAAGATTAAAATTGAGCGCCCCGAGGAAAGGGCGCTCATAAAGGAGCTACTTAAAGTCTAATTAAGCAGCGGTTCCGTCATCCATAAACGGATATTGGATCTCGAACTCCGCAAGGCCCGTTGATGGTGTGCCGATAGCCGAAGCGCCTTTTGCGAGTTTCACTCGATCACCAGCCACAACCGCGTCGTCAATGCTTCCCGCTGTCGCGGTCGCAAAGACTAATCCGTTGTCTGCATAGCCAGCCAGAGCCTTGCCCACGCCTTTGCCATAAATCTGATACCAGCCGTACTGACTGGCAACATTAATTGACATAGATACGCCGACTGGGCCGATGGCATTTGCCGCCAGCAACGCAGTGGTGTTGTCATCTTGGTTAAAGGTGACGAAGGATCCGAGGAGTGTTGAAGCAACACCCGCCAGATAGATAAACATCCCAGCTCCGTATGCCGTTGAGGCCGTATCGTTAGCTTGCACGATAGTCCCCAGCACTTGGTTTTGGGTTGTCGAAGTGTCGGCAATATTTTGCATACCGGCGATTGGGTTTATTATTTGATAGTCAGACATGATTTTCTCCTGATCTGATAGCCAGTTAAGCTTTCATTACGCCCTGAAGCGAACGATTGCTCACAGTCATATTGCCCTGCCAAATAATTGGCAAAACCTGTGCGTCCTGATTCACCGATGATTTCTCGGGGACTTCCGTCCAGTTTGCGTCACGATGGGCGCAAATGCCGATGTAATCAGTGTTCAGGAAGTATGCATGTTGATCAGGCATACCCGCCGCTAGACTGTCATATACCACATCCGCTCCCTTGTACTTGAGCGAAGTAGTCCCTGTCTTCAGATCTGTCGTGTTGGTGTAACGCTGGATTGAAGTCTGACTGTTATCGAAGAACGTAAAATACGTGTCATCCATCACAATCAAATCAGGCTGATCGTTATTACGAGTCAGCGCTAACCACAACGGCAACATCAGGCTTTCGATAGTTGTTGCTGATGGCGTGATACCAGCTCCGCCTTGGAGTGGTGCCGCTGCCGACTGCAATATCGATTTCCAAAACGTATAAGTCGCGGAATTAATGCCGCCAACCGTACCCGTTCCAGCATCAGACACTAACGCTTGCAAACCGTTAACTTGGTTCGCAGCAGTGCCGTCGCTGTAGATGTCAACCGAGAAGTTGTTACCAGCGGTTTTCATCGCATTCTTCAGCTTGTTTTTAACGAGCTTGATAATGCCTTCTTTTCCGCTGTTCTGCCGAATTTCAAGGCCGCTGGCAACGACGTTAATCGCCACCTGCTTCCACGCGAAATTGGCAGCAGTAAACACTTCGCTTTGCGCTATGTCTAACGTGTCATAACCGCTATAGCGTTGGTAGGTGCCATTCTCGGCATAATCCAACGGCACCTGAATTTCCCAACCGCCGGAAATCAGATCAACGCGATCCTTTTCCGTCAGCCGCTGATGCAGGGCGGTGTGATTGCTCACATTATCTGTGACAAACTTGTTTTTGAAATGGCGATACGTGATCGCCGATATTTCTGTAAAGCTACTATTAGCTGGCATGATTAAACACCTTCTTTATCTACGCTGAAATGCGCTCGTCGACTAAGGCTCCGATAAAATCATCTACATTATTTGAATGAGCAACACTCGGCGGCAATGTGCCAGTCGATTGAATGTTAGTTCCCCCAGCGCGTCGAGCGTTTGCGGCAGTTTGTTTTGCCTTGGCGACTCGATCTACGTTTGCTTTTGCTTGGCGATCAATATCCATCTTCGACGAAACATTATCATTGGCCGCTGCGGCCATCTTGTATGCTAAGTCTAAATATTGATCCGAGCTTAATCCGGGTTTACTTTCTTTCAAGCTAACGACGATAGGAACCATGTCATCATGGAGATCCTCATAAAACGGATGCGCTGCCGCAAAATCGTTTATGACGCCGCTTACAACTTGGCCTTGCTGGTGTAACTGTTGTTCGTTCTGTTGTGCAATATGATTTTCTTGAGCCTGCAAACGTTGCTGCAGATCAACAATTTGAGGATCGCTAGGGGCTTGTTGCCCTCCAGCGTGTTGGTTAGCTACATCGGCTAAGGATAATCCGCGACTTTCGAGAAGATAACTAGTAAACCCAATCGGATCTCTTTGCGCATAATCAGATAAAGAAAGTAGCTGTTCAAAACCCTGGGCTACATTCATACCGTTCATCGCAAATTGCTCACGTCTTGAGCCAGCTACCCTGTCGAGATCTTCGTAATATTTCCTTTGCTCTGCAACTTCCATTGTCTTTTTCGTGTAATCAGCCTGTTGCTCTCTATCGCGATCTGAAACCCATTTCTGTTGTTCAGGCGTTAAAGCGTAATATGCTTCACGATCTTTCGCCGACATCGACTGGGGCGCTGTAGTGATCTGAGATTCAGGCTCAGCGTTCCCCTCGTCGGTTACGGTTTCCGCCGATACTTCGACGGCTTCTTGGGGTACGGATTCCTCCGCACGATCCCTAATTTCTGCTTCAACAGGCGCTGACTCAATATCGGATGCTTCGGCGGCGTCGAACTGCTCGCCAATAAAATCCCCAATAGATTCCTCTACCGGAGCCTCTGCACCAATTACTGCATCATCATCAGCCATATTTTCACCCTGTTGTTGGTTACCAATCAATTTCATGTGCCATTTGTTGTACGGCCTGATCAACGGCTCGATCTATCGCTTCCTCATGCCGTTTCCGCCCGTACTTTTTAACTTCTTCAAATTCGCCCTTCTCATGGACTCGGCAATTATGCTTTAGCAAATTGGCAGCGTGTTCTCGCTTTCCGTCGATAATGTCGCCGGTAATTGGACACTCATACGCCGCATAATCGCCTTGCACATACGGGCCAGACGCACGATTTGCTGATCTGGATGCAGACTGTACGTAGCCAGTTCTATCCCAGGAAATCTTGTCGTAATTGTCTTTATATGCGCTCATAGTCGTATTATTGCAACATATTGCCTTGATCATCAATCACAACCGTAGTTTCAGTCATTTCTGGCTCGCCAGCCACCAGCATTGTTGTTTCTGCCAACGGTAAATTAGTCGCTGATACCACAGATTTAATGCGATCCATGATTTCAGCAGCGCGATTAAGTGCCTGCTCTGGATCTGTTAGTGTCTCATCGCCACCACCGAACTCCGCCATGATCGTCTTAGCCAGCTCGACTTGACGCTGCTTGTCGGCTTCCATCGCCTCAAACTGCATCTTTTCGCGAGCCATCAACATATCTGCTTGTATCTTGTTCGCCACATCAGGCTCTGGCTTCTGCGCCTCGAATTCCTTGATCGCTATCTCGCGCTCGCGCAATACCAATTCTTTTTCTTGCATTGCTAGATCTGCTTGCTTGATCTGAGACTCTAACGTCATCTTAGCTTGATCGATCTGCATCTTCTGCTGCACTTCCTGTTGTTTGATCTGAGCCTCTTGCTGTTCGATCTGCAATTTCATCTGCAATGCTTGCTCGACGCCAGTCCCGCCCTCTTCGCCCTGGGCCTGCGCTGGATCGTTCTCGCCAATCATGTCTAGCGCATCCTCGACCTCGCGACCGAGCTTGAATCGACGCACAGCGGCCATAATCATCGACTTCGCAGCTTCAATTGGTAAATATCCTGCCTCTACCGCTGGCCCAGCGTC